ATGAAATTTGTGCTAGAACGAATTTAGTTAGAAATTTTTTAACTAAATCTAATAGAAAATCTTTGAATAAAATCATGTATACCGGTCATATACATAGTGACGATTTTAAACAACAAATCATAAAATTATATATTCAATTAAATGATAATAGTTGTAAAAGACTTTTAAAATATATCCAATGTTATATGAAAATTATTGCTAATTTAGATGATGTAGTAGGACATATGTTATTTAATCATATAATTAAACGATATTCTTATTTTATTGATACTAAATGTTATTTTGATCCAGCAATGAATGCACGTTTCTTTAAATCATCAAAAAATTATGCTTTTCCTATGTTTACAAAAGCATTCAGTAATATTTTGAAAAAGAAGAGGAGTAAAATTTCAGATGAACTTTATATTTATAATTATGCTATAAAACCAGAAGAATCAATCAAATGTGATTTAGATACAGACGATTTGGGGATATCAGAAGATTTAACAGATGAGATGATAATAGAATACTTTTCAGATGATGAATCATTTGTAGTTTAAATTACATATTACATTTTACATATTACATTTTACATATTACATTTTAAAATAATTAAAATATATTTTAGGGACTGATTTATTTTCCTCTACGAGAACTCATACCACTTGTTTCAGGCATATCAACAACTTCAGTTACTTCTAAAGTAAATGAATGTTCTGCATTATTGAACTGGAAAAGATTATTATCTTGTGTTCTAAATGTTATATTTAAGTATTCTAATTTTGGAATTAAACCTTCCTTTGGTACATACGCATTACCAACAAATGTATTGTATAAAGTAGCACCTGGGGAACCATTTAGAATAAGTTTGTAAAATACATTATCAACTTTACTACTAACAACCATAGCAGGAAATTCATTTATACAAAAATAAATATAATTTTCCCCATCTAAATTAATACCTTTACTTAATGTTTTAATAATACCTTCTCCATATTTTTTTGTTTCATCTGGACTGGTATTAAGACCAAAAACAAGATTCCAGACCTTTGTAAGTTCATATTCTGGATTGTTATCCCCCCATGTAATATCATTTGGGAATTCTTTAATTGGAACAAGAACAGATGTGTCGTCAAATTTTTCAATCAGAACACCAACTGGATTTGATATTTCAGAAACTGCTTTAATTTGTTCTGCTGTTCTAGGATCATCAGGTTGATTCGTATTAGTCTTAGTATATCCATATAAACCATCAAAATAAATATAAATTTTATCTCCTGTATTCATTCCATGTTCAGTTGTAAAGTAAACTCTTGCCTTTGTATCAACAGTTGTTGTAATATTATTAACAGTTTCTGTCGCACGAAGAATTTTATATATATTCAAACGAGTTTTGATAACAGTATTATTTACAACAAGAGCAAAACTTTGCTTTACTGCTTTATCATAAAATATTATTGGAACATAATTTCCAGAACTATTTTTCACATTTTGCCCATTAAATTCAATTGTGTGAGCAATATTTGATTTTATTCCAGAAATCCATTCAAAATTATCATCATCAATTCTACGAACTTCATAATCTACATATGTTAATAACGAATCCAATTTTGATGGAAAAATTCCTCCAATTGGTTTATTAGTTGGCCAATTTTCCATACTAATATAATCACCAGTAATAAGATTATGACCAACTCTATGAGTTTTTACAACATTACTATTCATTGTTGTTGTCATAGTTATTTTAGTAGCAGTAGTATTTCCTGCTGCTTTATAATGATCTGTATTAAGTACATCTGTTGGATTATTATTACTATCCAGTACATATTGTTTATCATATAATCTTGCTGGAAAAACTAGGTTTTTAAATCCTAAAACATTAGCAGATGTATTATTTTGGTCCCACATCATACGGAAACCAACACCTGTACCAATTTTAATAGAAGTACCACCTGCGAAAACTACACTTAAAGAAGATTTAGTACTAGTATTAAAATAATATACATTTGTTTCATCTTTTGTAGAACTACCAAAAAATGATGTTTTAGGAGTAGTTTCATTTTCATCAAAATCTTCAAGTGTATCTAAAGTAATAACATGTTCTCCATTAATTTCACTATCAGCAATACCACCAATATCATTAGCATCTTGAATGAAAATACGATCACCAGTCTTCAATTTATGAGGAACCAAAGAATCTCCTGTATCACTTAATTTTTGAGCAAAATATACTCTATCCCATTTTTCTCTAGTATGTAAAACATTACTGTAGTTATTATATTCGACAGATGTTATTTCAGTTTCATCAGTAGTAGTATTAATTGTTACTGTGAAAGTATGTGGTTTAATAGATGTAGTATAACTATCTTGATTATCAGCAGTAGTATAAACTTTTCTTGTAACAGTATTCATTTTAGTTTGGATTTCTTTTTGTAATCCACCAGCATCATAATTACCCGCTTGGATTGATGTTTTATATGTGATATATCCAGATGTAGTATCAGGTAATCCTGAAGTTTCTTTTCTTGTAATAGTGTCAGTTTCATTTTGCCATGCAATTAGATTATTAGAAATAGATGCTGGTGATCCTCTAATAAGTTGTTGTGTATTTGGAAATTCTGTACTTTTTAACCCAACTCTAGAAACATTTACAAAAGTTTTATTTAATTTAATTTTGTATTTATTAGCATCTGTATATGTAACAGAATCTCTATCACGACTATCAATTGATACAGAACTTGGACGATTTAATGTTTTACTTTTAGTTTTTTTTACTTCAGCAGCAGGATTTGGTTGAACTTTAAAATCAATAGCATTTGAATTAGATAAATCATCGAGTGATAAATCATTGTTAAAACTATCACCACCACCCATTGTGAATTTTGTTTTTTTACTTTCCATATATTGTCTAAATTCCATCTGTTTTCGAAGATAGTCTTCTTTTTTTTTATCATTGGATAAACTATAAACACCCGTTGGAACAAATTTATTTGTATTTAAAAGATCTAAATTTTCCATAATAATTACTATAATATATAATTATCTATAATTTTTAAATTAATTTGTAAAAATATAAAATTGATATCTTTATAAATTAATTTAAAATGAAAAAAGTTTACTGTAAAGTTTTATCATTAGAACAATTGAAAATAAATATTTCAGAAAATAAGGAAATTGTATGTATAGAAAGAAATGCCTTTAATCCCAATGGCTATGAAACATATCATTCTATATATGATTTGGAGATAAATGATATTGTTGCTTTAGAAAGAATTGATAATGATAGCAATATTGTATATCCATATGAATGGGTTATTTGGAATGGATATAATGTTACTTTCCCAAATATCTAAAATTGTGATGCTGAAAATTTATCTACCCAAGAACCATTATTTCTTACTTGAATGTTGAATGATGTCCCAGATTGTTGATTACCACCTCCCGTAAGCAAAATTCTCCAAGAACCATTGTAATTACCACCAAATTGAAATGCTTGAGATAAATCATTATCAGCAATAGTTGATATGTCTCTAGTATCAAGTATAATAGCAGCAAGATCATCACCTGTTCCAGATTTAGAACCAGCATCGAAAATTGTTTGATTTACAAGACTCATACCAACACCCTTTTCACCGATATATCTATAAAAAGATATTAATGGTGGATTATTTTCATCTATTCCAGAAATATTATCGTATTCGTAGAATGTAACAATACCAGTTTCATAATCAAAAAGCCATTCACCACCAGAACTTCCAAATGGAACTTCTGTTCCATTTGATTTATATAATTTAATTTCATATGAACCTAAAGGATCAAAATTAAATGGAATGCCATCTTGTGTAATACGACTATAAGTTCCAGAAGTACCATCTGCTCCTCCAGAACCGTGATTATTATTATTATTAGGATGCGAGGTTGTTGCTTCTAATGCTTCATATGCTTTACCACCAGTACCAGTAATAGGGGTTAATGGAATTTTAATATATCTCTTAATTATATCAGAAGTTTTTCCTTCGTATGAGCCAGCCATTGTATTACCATTATTATCAGTATCAGTATCAGTTAAGTTTAGGAGTACTGTTGGTACTGTACTAGGGATATCATCTTTAAAAATTTGAGACTGAAATATATTTGTTCGTGCTGGTCTATTTGGTTCTTGGAAAAATTCTCTGTTGTCTAATGTACTTGGCTTACCTAATAATTTTTTAAATAAATAATTTGTTTTTTCTAAGTTACTAAGTGTTCCTGAAGTATGATAACTCATTCTTAAATGTATATATATATAATATAGATACACATAAAAAAATATTTATTATACACCATACAATTGTTTTTTATATATTTATAAATATGTAGGATATGAAATAACCTATACTATATTTTTATAATCGATAATAACGAATTTATACAAAATTAATATTATTATTAATTTATATATAGTATTATGATACCATTATGGTATTTTTATAGTTTTTGGTGTTGGATTTGGACAGTTCTTTATTTCTTTGATTATATTAAGATTTCTCCATTTTTTTCAACATTAGGTTGTATTATTTTTACAACGTGGAATGTTTTATTCAGTGGACATTCTCATAAATTTCCTTTATATTATAAAAAATTTATTATTCTTTGGGAATCATATACTGCTTTAGTTTGTTTTAATAAATATCGAAATGATAAATCAGTCAATTTTCTTACAAATATTTATGTCAATTTATTTGCTTTCTTTTTATATTATTGTTTAATTTCTAGTTTTAATAAAACTTTTTCTCAAATATATTTTGTTGATACCCCAAATCAAAAAGAGTTTAAATATCCATTTTATAAATTTGTTAGGCTTAAATTATTTTCTATTTACATAAATCCCTATAGTTCTTGATTTATAATTATATATAATTGTGTATAATTACAGATTTATAAATATAATGATTATATATATATATATAATTTTATAATGTCTTATCCAAATGGTAAAATTAGTACAGGAGAATTAGCAATTGGTCCAAATAATGCAGAATTTGTAGTCGATTCTGTTGGTAATGTTGGTATTGGTTTCGCAACACCAGTTGTTTCTTTAGATACAGATAGAACAGATGCTTTTAAAATCGCAAAAGGGACAATTGCTCAACGCCCAACAGCAAATGCTACCGGACATAAAGGCTATATCAGATTTAATACTGATACAGATCAATTCGAAGGTTTCGGTGCTGGAAATGCTTGGGGTTCCCTAGGAGGTGTTATTGATGTCGATCAAGATACTTATATCAGTGCTGAAACAGCCGCTGGAACTGATAATGATGATCTTAAATTTTATACTGGTGGTACTGAAAGAATGGTTGTTGATAATACAGGACATGTCGAATTTCCAATCGGTAATTCGAGAGCAGTAGTTGGTACTTTTCCTAATTTAAATAATACGACTTTCACTGGAACTACTGGAACTGGTATTACAAATACTACAAAAAATGTTGAAGGATTTCAATTACTTGATAAATGGTTGGATACTTATCTTATCGATACTCCACCTGCACCTACACTTGTTGTTTCTGATAAAGATACCATGAAAGTTTGGATTCAATGGACAAATATCGTCCAAAAACAACTTGGTTTTTACAATGTATATGTTCCACAAATATCTGAAATTAGAGTCGATTATGTTAAGAGTTCTCTTAATGCTTCCCAAGATTGGGCTCATGGTTCTACTATTACTATTAATACTGGTACTATCGCAGTTGGATCAGCAGTTAGTTGTACTAAACTTGAACTATATGTCGATGGCTCTGGTAGTGGTATGGTAGGAACTACGTGGAAAGAATATACTATCGAAACCCAAACCTTATATGATTTTAGAATTTATGGTGTAAATGAACAAGGTGGTCGATCACTTAAATATTTAACTGTTGTCAATTTAGGAACTGATGGCATTGGTCCACCAGCAGCACCAACCGCTTTTTCAGCATCTGGAGCAAGCACAACTCAAATAAATACTACTTGGACTAAACCAGCCGATCACGATTCTACAACCGCCGGTGTTCAGACTGAACCACTCATTAAAGAATATGAAGTCAATTATGTTGCTACTTCTTCTGTAAGATACGGAGGAAATTTAACTCATACTAATGATGTTTCTACAGGAAGTATTTCTGGAAGTAACCAAGTTACTAATCTAAGTATTACTTCTCTTAATCAAGGTACCACCTATACAATGAAATCGAAAGGTAAAAATGCAGTTAATGCTAATTTTGGTGCATATTCCGGAACTAACACAGCAACTACATCTCAACCATCTGCTCCAGGATTTTTAATTACTAGTGATTGTACTTCTATCTATAACTTAGCAACATTAAAAGGAACTTATTCTAATGCTTATTCACTTAGTGGGTCAAACTTAGGTGGAAATATTATTAATTTTAATATTATCAACGATGCTTCTCAACCTATTAGAACTACATCTACCAGTAACGTTCAATTAAATGCTACTCCCGGTGATTCCAATACATCTGTTGGTGATTTTTATGCCTATGGTGGAGCATCTACTAATTATACTAGTAATGAAACATCTGTTACTACTCCAGGTTACGGGCAAGCTTCTATTAATGGAAATCATGATGATGGTGCTAATATTATTCGTCTTGTTGTTTCTAATGATGGTGATTATTACTCAACAAATGCTAATAATAGTCAATATGGTTTCTGGAGAAGAATCAATGTTTATACCCAAGGATTAAATAGTGTTACTAATTATTCTCCAGCAGTAACTCCTTATTCATTAAGATTAAAACAAGTAGTTACTGGAGGTTCTACAATTCAAACTAATGTCGTCCAATTTTATGTTGATAATATTAATACGGCAACTGCTGTAAATAATATTGGTATTACTGCTGAAGGTAATAGTAGCAGTGTCCAACGAATCTCAGGTGTTCCTACCTATAAAACAAATGGTGTATTTACTCTTCAATGGAACCAAACTGATATTGCTAATTATTTCCTTAACTCTAATAAAAGACATGCTACTGCAATTATAAAAACTTCTGGAAATTCAAATATGTGCTCTACTTTGTATATTGGACAAAATGATATTGGTGCTTCTAACAAATATTATACTGCCCCAACTTCTAATAAATATCAAACTGCTACTGCTCTTCATAATACAACTGGTTTAGAATTAGCTGCTTCTAGTACTCCAGAAGAAATCCAATTTAATGATTTTACTATTAATTTAACTGGAAGTGCTGACAATAAATTCGATGAAGATTTCAAAGTTCATATTACTCCATATTCTTTATATTCACCAAATGGTGCATCAACTGTTGCTAATGCTTATGTTTCTAATGTTGATGGCTCTAGTAAAAAATTGAGAATTGATACCAACTCTATTAATAATGATAGATCAGCTACAGGAAATGCTAGTAATTCTTACGGACAACATGTTCGTTCTGGTGCGAATGATTATCCATCTATCGGTTCTGGTGCTAATGATGTTGGAGTAACTTATGATCACGATCAAGATATTACTTCTAATGCTAGTTATACCAGCGAACTTCAATTAGTTGATGGTTCATATCGTTCCCCGACAAATGCAGGTTCTGATGGATATAAAGATTATGCTGGATTTTATTTTCCAGGAAGTATTACTTTACCTGATTATTCTAGTATTACTTCTAACGCAAATTACAGATGGCATACACTTAAATACACTGGTAGAATCAGTTCTGGTTCTTATGAACGTGTTAGATTAACGCTTACATATTCTGGTTTAACAACTGATTTCAGTCAATTTGATGTTGAAAATCATAAATTATTCCTTAGAGTACAAGGAGATGCAAGTTACAATACAGGCTGGATGAATGCATGTAATGTCGTCGGAGCTAATGGTGTTGGTGGAGGTTCAAATGGAACTCGTTGTATTAATGGTTCTACTTCTACTACTGCACAACGTGATTGTTATATCAGAGCAGGTACTGATTCTAATGCTATCTTCTATGTAAGAGTTGGTTTACAGAATAATGTAAATTGTTATCTTACAAATATTAGTTTATCTGCAGTTACTTCATTCTAAGTTTTATAACTTTGAATTTTAAATTCAGGACTGGAATTTAATTTATTATTTTATTTCACAAATGGATAACCAAAAATCGAAGTTTTAATTTGATTTGGTGTATTATTAACAATCCGATTATACCCGAAAGCATAAATCCGTTTAGGTTTTTCTGATGAATTTTTCTCAACAATAGAGGAATCTGAAGATTCTTGTCTAATATTGTTCTCTTGAATAATTCGATTTCCACCAAAAGCACGAATAGTATTTTTATCTTCTGTTTTATATTTATTCATAATACTTGAAATTAATGAAAACATAATTTTAGTAGTATATTTTTAATTATCTAGTATATTAAATTATCAATTTTATTTTTAATTTAATCTACTAAAAATTTATGTAAAAATCCTCTCATAGATTCATCCATTTCAGCATTATTAATTGCTTTAGAAATATCTATTTTTTTAGCATTTTTTAAATTTGTTATTTCATTATCTGTAATTCCAAATGATTTTAAAGTTTTTTCACTATCTTCTTCTTTAATTGTTTCTAATTTTGC